CTCAAATAAAGATTCTAAAAATATTATAGACACAGCTTTCACCCTTGAGGGCTTGGTGAGACAAACTGGAATTCACGCCGCAGGAATCGTAATATCAAAAGGGCCACTGATTGACTACTTGCCGATAATGCAAAAGGGCGTAGATAATCCAATTGTTACTCAATGGGATATGGGAAGAGTTGAACAGTGCGGTCTGCTTAAAATTGATTTCCTTGGCCTTAGAAATCTTGGCGTAATTGATTCTTGTATAAACTTGATTAAAAAACATAGAGCTATAGAAATAGATATAGACAAAATTCCATTAGATAATAAAGCAACATTTAATGAACTTTGCAAGGGCAATTGTGCCGGAGTTTTTCAACTAGAGTCCTCGGGAATGAGACAGTTAATGTTGCAGCTGCAGCCCCAAAACATTGAAGACATCATGGCCCTTATATCATTGTATCGCCCTGGTCCAATGGGATCTGGAATGGACAAACTATACATAGATCGAAAGCATGGGAAATCTAAGGTGTTTTACGATCACCCAAAATTAGAGAAAGTTTTAGGTCAGTCTTTGGGAATCATGTTGTATCAGGAAGATGTTCTTGCAGTAGCTAGAGAGCTAGCTGGATTTAGTTCAGCAGAAGCAGATGATTTACGTAAGGTCATAGGCAAAAAGCTCATGGACAAGATTGCATTATTTAGGGCTAAGTTTGTTGAAGGTTGCGTAAAAAATTCTGGGATGCTTCCTGAAAAAGCAAATAAAATATATTCTGACATAGAGTATTTCGGTGGATATGGATTCAATAGGGCTCACGCAGCAAGCTATGCCATGATATCTTATACAACAGCTTACTTAAAAACAAACTATACAACTGAATATATGGCCGCCTTGATGTCTTCAGTCGTTGGCAATAAAGACAAGCAATCTTTTTACTTAACGGATTGTAGAAGATTGGACTTGGAAGTCATGCCACCATCTATCAATATGTCTGGTGTAGATTTTGATGTTATAGAAGAAAATAAAATCATTTTCGGCCTATCAGCTATAGACGGAATAGGAAATACAATTGCTGAAACAATAGTAAAAAGTAGGAATAATAAAAAACCATATGTAAATATGTACGATTTTTTTAGAAGATGCGATCCATCTATATTGAAAAAGTCTACACTAGAACATCTGTCTTCGGCTGGTGCACTCGACGAACTTATTGAAGAAGACGTTCCACTCGAAATAACAAGAAGAATAGAACTGCAAATACTGGAAAAAGAGAAACAAGAGTTAGGCATATATGTTTCTAATCATCCGGTTATGGGAATATGGGAAATTATGAGTAATCAAATTTCAAATGAAATAATAGATCTTAGCGAGCTAGAGTCTGGCACACAAGTAAAGATAGGTGGAATAATAGATTCCGTTAAAAAAATGACAACCAAAAAAGGCGAAAAAATGTACAAGCTTCAGCTAGAGGACATAAGTTCTAGTGTAGAGGTCTTGGTTTTTCCCAGAGCGTCTAAAGGTATATTAGAAAATTATTTTTCTACTGGAGATATATTTTTAATTAATGGAACCCTAAATAAAGAGAGCGACGAAGAAAATGCAGTAGTAAAAATATTTTATAATTCTTCAGAAAAAATAAACGCTAATATATTTCATGGTGGAAAACCAATAATATTTAAATTAAATAGCCTTATATCTCAGGTGACTTTAGATAAAATCTATGATATAATATCTTTGAATAAAGGAAATAGGCCAGTCTTTCTTGAGGTTCAAGATGATAGACGTAAATATACTTACAAGTTTGATCTTCTGTCCTCAACCAAAATAGTGCCATTGATAGAGCAAATCATAGAATTGGAACCATCCATATGACATTACCCGGAACTTATCAAAATCCCGCCGAAAAACCATGTTGGAGTTTTTGTAGATCATGCAATAGGTGCGACAACAAGGGCAAGTATAGTAAATGCGCTAACTGTAGCGGTAGATACGATCCACTCGGAAAGATTGACCCACATCCAGATGATTTTTGCGACTGCAGAAACGGCGTTCTTAGATGGCGTACCCAACAAGGCAAAGTGATTATAACTAGATTCAAATCAAATCCCTTCAAGGGTAAAGTTAGTTATGAAAAGAAAACCCAAGATGAAAGAGATTGGGATTCATACGTTAGAGATATGAGAGAAAAACTTAATGATCCAAACTTTAATCCGATAACAATTATAGATGAGGAGTAATATGAAAGAAAAAGAAGTAGGAAGATTAGTTTATAATAACTTAACTCTTGTCGAATACGAAGAGCCCAACGAAAGTAGTAGTTTCTTTGTTCAATCTGGTGTAGTTGGCTTTTATGCTACGGAGGATGAATTATATGATCTATACTGTCTTCTCAGTTACTATTACAATATGGATACAGCTAACGAAATTGTTATCTCAGTAAAGTAGGTATCATGAAGTGGCCATATATTGAAGAAGATCATATGGAAATAGGAAATACGGGTTGGATTCCGATTGGAGAAGGCAAATACAAAAATATCCACAATGGTCATATTATTGACGAAAATGGAATAGAGTATGATTCCGAGGGAAATGTAATAGAAGGTAATTAAAAATCATTAATGCCCATAGAGATAAAAAATATACATGATATAGATCCAATTCAAAGGTTGTCTTTGACGGACTTTTCATACTCAAGGATAGACACCTATAAACAGTGTCCTTCAAAATATTTTTATACATATATAAAGAAAGAGCCAAGGCTTTTTGGAGAAGCCGCGGTGTTGCGGCAATATAGTTCACTCTGTTTTAGAAAACTTGGTTAGTGATACCAAGCCAATAGTATACGATGAACTAAAGTCAGAGTACGAAACTCAAAAATCTAAATTTGATCCCAATAAAAAAATATCAGCTGATTTAATATCAGCCGGCGAAACTATATTGAATGAGTTTTATGATCAAAATGAAGGATCAACTTTTGAAGTTTTTGATAAAGAATATGAATTTAATTTCATTATAGGGAACTATAATATTATAGGTTACATAGATCGAATAGATTTATATGATGATGAAGTTTTAATTATAGACTATAAAACCGGTAAGTGGGAAGTCGCCCAAAAAGATGTTTCGACTAATCTACAGCTAGGCATATATGCACTAGCAGTTTCACTAGCTTTTCCCAACAAAAAAATAACCGCGGAACTATATTACTTAAGGTCCGGAAGAAGGAAAAGGCATACCTTTTCACCGGAAGATATTGAAAATGTAAAAATAAATCTTGTTGATTCTATTAAGCAAATTATAGACGATACATCTTTCAGGCCAACAGATAACTCAAGATCCTGTAGTTATTGTGATCACGCCAAAACAGGGGCTTGCCCAACCCGGAGTATTTAGATTAAAAAAGAAAGCAGGAGCATAAAAATGCCTCCTCGTCAACTTGCGCTGACGAGGAGGCGGTAAAGTAAATTAAGGATTAGAACTCTGAGTCTGACTCAAACGTCAGTTCATCAGAGATGAGACCCTCAAACTGGGTGACCAGCTTGGTTGCCGTCTCGTTGTCATATCCAGCCTCTTGCAGGCTCTCAATGACGTTCTGGTTGACAGTCTTCTTGAATGTGTCAACTATCTGATTTAATGTGATCATTTTTTTTCCTTTGCTTGTGTCTTGCTTAATTATGAACTATAATACTTATAGTGTTATATCAACAAAATAGAGGTTACACCATGACAATAGAGTCTGTCCACTCCAGCGATTTTTTTTCAGAAAGATCTTTGTTAAAGTCTCCAAACTTTCTAACAACAAAAACCATAAGGAATAGCATATCACCAGATGAGCATAAATCAAACTCATCCAGAGGAAACGCTTACAAGCATACAAAAACAGGATATCGAGAAGACATTGACTTAAACGTAAGATCAAATTGGGAAGCCAATTTTGTCAGGATACTAAATGCCTATAAGATAAAGTTTGAGTTTGAGCCAACCGTTTTTGCTTTTCCTATAAAAAGGGGAACGAAAGGATATACTCCAGATTTTTATTTAACTAAATCAGATGAATGGATAGAAATAAAAGGATACCTAGACGATAAGAGTAAGATAAAACTTAGAAGATTTAAAAGGTATTATCCTCAGGAATTTGAAAAACTTGTTTGCATAATAAGCAAGTATTCTAAAGAAGCTTGTAATTTTATGGACGAACTGCAAGTTCCAAAAGTAGTTTACTACGAAGACATAAGATCAGAATACAATTCTCTTGTTATTAATTGGGAGGGAAAATAATGGCCGCGTATAAAGAGCAGTATTATTCCCTCGAAGAATCGGAAATGCAAAGTTTAATAGCTAAGGCAAAAGATGGCAATTCAAAAGCCCAAGAAGAGCTATTAAAAGTCTTTCATAATTTTTTGAGTAAATATGTTGCATTACTGTATTACAGTAGATACAACATAGCAGATTATGACGTCAGGAGATTTATAAGTCTATTTGTTAAAGATCCATACGTCAGATTTGCGTTGATGAAAAATAAGATAAATAAAAAAGCTTTTAAAGAAATCAATGAAGTCATGCGGCGGAATACAATACATGGCCAAAAGATACGGAAATGAAGAAGATATAAGACAAACCGTAAACATGACATTTTTTCAATGCATTAAAAGATATGAGAGAAAAGATTCAGCCAAAGGCCCAATTCCATTTAGTCGGATTCCTTTACAGTTATTTCTTTTATCTTTTGAAAAAAAATGTAGACACCTTCTTAATAGATCAATTGGGAAGAAAAACTTTTCCGCTTCTATCGGATGAATCTTTTGATAAAGACGAACCTGATAGCAAAGTCGGGTTTAAGGCCGATCCGATAGAGTATACTTTTGAGCAAGTTATGAATACAGATTTCATTGATGAGATGTGGGTTTTGGGAGAAAAAGTAATGGCTCCTTTTGATAAGCTTTCCGTACAGGAAAGGCAGCTTATAAAATGGAAATACGTAGATGGTAAAAAGTCTAGTGAAATATCCAAAAAAATAAATGAACATCCCAATACAGTTAGAGAACATTTATCAAAGATAAGAGATAAAATAGAGAACATTATTTTAGGCGATAACTTAGAAGACTTAATCAGGGACCTAAAACTATCAAAGGAATAAGATGAACTTTCAAGGAATAGAAAAACTACAAGAACTATTATCAGAGTTTTTGAATCCACAAATTCAAGAAGTTATTGATTCTTATGTAAACAAAGAATCTAAAAATCAATACTTTGTAGAAATACCAGAAGAGGATGTTGTGGATTTAGGCTTAGATAAATTGGCTTCTCTCGTTGCAAGAACCTCAAACGTATACGGCAGAGCTGCAAGATTTGCAGGAATGGCAAGAGCAAACTATAAAATCATAGAGGGTAAATACAAAAAAGTATACAAATCTTCTAGAGTTGGAAAGAATGAGGCCGAAAGAGAAGCCGCCGCAATGGAGGCAGCAGAAACAGAATACTCCGCCCTGGTCACTTGCGAGGCAATAGTTAATCTTGCAGAATCCCTTGAAAATTCTGCTCGAATAGCATCTGAATCATCTCGAAAGCTGATGGATAAAGTCCAATCAATGCAGATAGCTTCAGCCAGAGAGACTAAAGGGTATTACGCTGAGAGCGATTTTCAAACCTATTAAAGGAGAACCATGTTTATAGGTCATTATAAATCCGTAAATAGTCCTAAAGAATTCTATTCAGAAAAAAGAAATTCTTTGGATTTCCCAATGCAAGTAGAACTTGAGGGCGAAAGATATTTGTTTGGGGCATCAATACAAATCTCAAATTCAAAACAATACAACGGCCTAAAGGCAACAGCTCAAAAAAATAATATAAAGTACGACGTTAAGTTGAGTTAAATGAATATAGAAGTTTTTTGCGACGGAGCATCAAGGGGTCAAGGCCAAAAAAAATTTGGCGAAGCGTCTTGCGCCGTAGTTGTTTATAAGAACAAAAAAAGAGTTGTCCAATTTGCCAGAGGTTTGGGCAGAAGAACCAATAACGAAGCCGAATATGAAGCAGTTATTGCTGGTCTTTTAATCTGTTCAATGTCCGACTTTGTTGATCCGATACTGTATACCGATTCAGCTGTGGTGGCAAATCAAATCAACGAAAAATGGAAATGTAAAAATTTATCATTAATTCCTCTACTAATGACTATCCAAGAAATAAAAAGTGAATACAAATTTAGGGTCATGCAAGTTCCTAGAACATTTGTTTGGGAGCCTGATGGATTAGCCAACGAATTTTTGAATCAATTAGAAGATAAGAAAAGAACTATATGATATACTTATGGCCATGATAGATCTTAGTAAAAATCAACCAATAATAATTGGACTAGCCGGCAAAGCCGGCAGTGGCAAGACCTCAGTTGCAGAAAATATAGTCCCCAAGGGCTCTATCGAATCAATTAAGTATGGAATAAAATGGGATCATATCTTTTACGCTTTACCTCTTTATGAAATGGCTTCAATAAAAAAGAACATTCAAGGCTTAAATCAAAAAAGAAGAAGAATGTATGCTATTCATCAAGTTTTATACGACCTTTATGGCGGAACATCTTTGGGCGATATTCCAGAGTACGAAGATCTAACAAGCATGGTTGAAAAAATATATTCCATGCCCATAGAGGCAGAAGGAATTAAGCCAAGAGATTTCCTGCAAAAAGCTGGCGATATTTGTAGATCAGTTTCCCCAGATTGCTTTGCTCGATGGGCGATAATGAAATCCTCTAGAATATACAGATCTTATGTAAATCAGATTCCAGAAGACGAAGATCCATATCCAATGTCGGTTTTAATTTCTGATGTAAGATGTTTGAATGAAGCTGAACACATACTTAAACAACCGAACGGAGTTGTCATATGCTTTGAAGCTTCGACAGAAACACTAAATGAACGTCTCTTTAAAAGAGATGGAAAGTTAATGAACCCAGAGCATGCTTTGCACGCTACAGAAAATGGAATAGAAGAAATTAAAAATATGGCTACATTAATAATTAATACTGATGGAATGTCCTTGGAAGATCAGACTGAAGAAACATTAAAGCAACTAAAAATTAAGGAGTTTACAAATGCCTAAAATATCACAAAATGCCTTTGAACAATCTAGTGTTCCCTCGGTCGCCGAAGCGGTTTCAAACTCTCCTTCCGTAGCCTTGTCTAGTGCTCCCGTTTTAATATGTGGGGTAAATAGAAAAATAAATATAGGGAATTTTGAAAACGTAGATGTTTATGCCGGTATAAGTTTGCCGCTAAATAACGTATCACTAGAGGACAAAGAAGCTTTATCAAAGGCCATAGAGGAAGCAGCAGCTTATGGTTTTGCCGTAGTTTCAAAGGAAACCGGCGATAGATATTCTCTCATTAAAGATTCTCAACAGGCAAAAGCCTGATTGTTTAGGGTATATAATGTATAATATGTTATTACTATTAAAACAGCAAAATGAAAATACGAGGTAAAAAAATGAGTATATTCAAAAATTTATTGAAAAAATTAGAAACCGTTTTAAATGGAGAGAAGAATAAAAAGAATTCTCCTCTTTCCATGATTCCTAACGCAGTGGTTGACAAATTGGTTGATCAGGCCGAGGTGTTGGCCGAGGTTGCTGACCAGGCGGTGGTCAATGTTGCCAAGGAAGTTAAGAAAGAAATTGATAATGTCACCGAAGCTGTAAAGAAAACACCAGCAAAAAAGAAGCCAGCAGCAAAGAAGCCAGCAGTAAAAAAGACTAAGTAATGGCATTTAAGGGTAAGATATATATATCTGGTCCTAGAATGGGAACCAATAATCTCGTTAAGGGAATTGAATTGCCACTTAATAAAAAGAAAATAAAAAGAAAGAAAAAAAATGGCAAAAAGTAAAGACTCAAGGCTAAAAAAGCGAGGAAATATTAATGGCTAAGACAGCTGCGTGGCAACGCAAAGAACGGTAAGGATCCCAAAGGTGGACTAAATCGTAAGGGAGTTGCCTCCTATCGTAAGCAAAACCCAGGATCAAAACTTAAAATGGCCGTTACAACAAAGCCAAGCAAGCTAAAACCGGGATCGAAGGCGGCTAAGCGCCGCAAGTCCTTTTGTGCTAGAATGAGTGGCGTGAAAGGCCCGATGAAAGACAAAAAGGGTAGACCCACACGCAAAGCTTTGGCTTTGAGAAAATGGAATTGTTAATACTATATTAGTTATTCTATAATGAATATTATTTACAAATAAAAACAAGGAGAAAAAATGTATAAAGCAGGAGACAAAATGTCTGCATACACAATGCCTGGCAAAAAGAAAGCCAAAGCAGCTGTGAAAAAGACAGGTAAGAAAATGACAAAGAAATCATCCAAGAAAAAGATGGGATACTAATCATGGCCGCAAAAAAGAAAATGCCACCAAAAAAAGGCGCAGCTAAAAAGGAAACAAAGAAAGGCGCAGCTGGTTTAACGGCTGGTCAAAAGAAACTTCCTCCTTTTATTCAGGCAGCGATAGCTAAAAAGAAAAAGAAAAAGTAACTTATAATTCTAGTAGATAGGAAGTCGCAATATGCCAAAAGTAGAATGGGACATCGTAGTTCCGGTTAAGCAACCAGCAGATCTTAAAGGTATTGCTCCGGGTAAGCTTCCAGAATCTCTTTTGCGTCCAGCAGCTGGCGGCGGTAAACTTCATTGGCTTACCGCAGCTGCGTGGGGCGCAATGGTTGAAGCGGCAAAAGCAGATGGTATTGAGCTAAAGCCAGTTTCGGCTGGTGATACATATCGCACTTATGAATCACAGCTTACGGCCTTTAAGCAGCGCTATACGACAACACCAAATGGCAATTCTACTAGAACTTTTGAAGGCAAGAAGTGGTACAAGAAAGATCCTAAGCTAGCTTCTTTGGCGGCTCCTGGTACATCACAGCATAATACTCGGATTGGCTGTTGATGTTCATACGGCTGGAGAACCAAAGCGTCTGAAGTGGCTAATCGCTAATGTCCGCAAGTTTGGTTTTTCATGGGAAGTTGTTCCAGAAGAACCCTGGCACCTCCGCTACACTGAGGGAGACAATCCTCCTGCAGCTGTAGTAGAATACATGGCTAAGAGCAACATTCAAAAGCCTGTAGGTGCGGCGGCTCCAGCTGCATCCACCGTAGCAGCTGGAGCCCCCGCTGCTGGTAAGGACGATGGAGGTGACCTGGATCCAGGCGACAGCGGCCCAAGAGTAACGAAGCTGCAAGAGGAACTTGCCGAGCGCGGCTTCTACAAGGCCACGCCGGACGGACAGTTCGGCCCGAAGACGGAAGAGGCTGTCATTGCCTTCAAGAAGTCCAAGGGGTACGGCGAAGGTCCTAAGGCAGGCAAGCGAGTTCTTGACGACCTTGGTATTGGTCTCTAGCCATGGAAGCAGCAATCGTCGCCCTAATTGGAGTAGTGGGTTCTATTATAGTTGTTCTTGTTGAAAAGGGCAGGAAAGAAAACACCAGGGATCACGCCGTTGTTGCCAATAAACTAGAGACAATAACATATGTTCTTGAAAATATAGATGAAGATGTAGCACACATTGAAGCTAAGATTGATAATCATTTAGACGATCATGTAAAAGCTGGTTTTGGTGGATTTGATTTAGACGATAAAAAAGATACACCTAAGAACAAGAAGAAGAAGAATGGCAAAAAAAGATAAGAAATGGATTCAAAAAGCAATCAAAAGACCAGGCGCTTTTACCAAGAAAGCAAAGGCGGCTGGCAAATCAGTTTCGGGAATGGCCGCAGCTGTTACAAAGAATCCCGACAGATACAGCTCAACCACAGTTCGTCAAGCCAACTTGGCTAAGACTCTCAAAAAAATAGGAAAGAAAAGAAAGAAGAAATAACAATGGCTAAAATGAATAAACCAACTAAACCAGCTCTGTGGTCAAGCGCCAAATCGCAGGCTAGAGCTAAGTTTGACGTATACCCAAGTGCGTACGCAAATGCATGGGCGGCAAAAAAATATAAGTCCATGGGTGGCGGATGGAAAACTGTGTCCACCAAAAAGGCCAAGAGAAAGAAAAAGTAATGGCTTGCTGGAAAGGATACAGTGCAAAAGGCATGAAGCTTAAGGGTGGCAGAATGGTTCCCAACTGCGTGCCCAATAAATCATCTGGTAAGTCTTCAAAAAGAAAAAAGAAGTAGATAATGCCAGGCCCTAAAGGCGTTGGCCTCACTAAGTGGTTTGATCAGAAGTGGGTTAACATTGGTGCGCCCAAAAAGAAGGGCAAGTAT